CTAAAATAATTCTTTACTGACGTTTTCCATGAGTTTACTAAACTTATGGGAAGCGTCTTTTTTGTATGAATTGGTAATCTTAGCATAGATGTTCATTGTGGTATTTATATCTCTGTGGCGTAAGCGTTCTTGTATCTCTTTAATATGTACACCAGCTTCAATTAGTAACGCACAATGAGTATGACGGAATGAGTGTGTACTTATATGTTTATTAGTAATATCAGTCTTTTTTATAATCGCTTGAATCCATGTAGATAGTTTTTTAATCACAAGCGGATAACCATTCACATCAGTAAACACAAAATTATTATCCATATATAATTCATTTTTCCAAGTGTCCTGGACGTTTACCTTATAATCTTTGAGTAATTGAATCACATGATGATCTACTGAGATTTTACTGATTGAGCTTTCAGTTTTCGGTGTAAGTATCTGATAATGCTTTTTATTATTATTCGGATTGTAATAAGTCTTGGTAATACTAATTGTGTTATTCTCAAAGTCTATATCAGACCACTTTAACGCCAACAATTCGCCTGCACGCATGCCTGTATATGCCAATGTGGTAAATACCTCGAAGCTATTCTGTGGTGAATGATGATTTTTAGCAACCTCCAGGAATTGAAATAATTCATCTTTTTCAAGAAACTTTTTATGTATCTCAATATCTTCTAATTCTTCCACACTTACTTTCTTTTTAGGTCGTTTAATACCTTCAATAGGTAGTACCCTAATCAATTTCATATCATAAGCATATTTAAATATCATATTAGTAGATGCCACAATACTATCAACGTAATTCTTGCTAAATTGCGCACTCATATCGTCCACAAAACGTTGATAATCATGTTTCTTGATACTTTGTATCGGATAAATCCCAAAACGTTGTACAGCGTGATATATGGCTTTCTCACGCGCTCTTACACTGCTTACTTTTACATCATTAGCATATTGTTTAATCCAATCATCAGCTACCTGTTTGAAGGTGCTAGAAGAAGGTGCGATATATTCACCAGTGCGTAATTGCCTTTCAATCATCTCAGCATGATGTTTAGCGTCTGACTTACGTTTAAATCCAGTTTTAGATATGTATTCATATTTGCCCGTTTCTGCATTTTTACCAAGTGAAATACGATAACGCCAGTTATTTTTAGCGATTTGGTCATAGCTTGCCATTTAATCACCTACTTAATATTTAAGTATGATTTTAAGAATTTATTAAAATCATTCGAAATGCCTTTAAATATTTCGTCATCATTAGAATTTTTATTTTCAGTTAATATTTTAAACAAGGAAGCTATAAATGTTAAAATATCTGTATCTTCTTCATCTTTTATTTTTAGATAATCAGAATCTTTTTCTTGAATATAAAAATTATATAAATTTTGCCAAAAAATAATTTCATGATAACTTAACTTTTTTGTCATAATATCAAGATAATTTTCTTTAACAATAAGTTCTGTATCGTTAAAATATTCTTTAAATCTTTTCTTCATTTTGTTAATTTCTTCTCGCTTATCTTCTTTAGGCGTATCTTTAATTGATACAAACACACCTGCTAATCTGCTTAAATCAAAAAAATCAACATTATAATATTTTGATAGTTTATGAATTACTTCAATTGTAGGTTTTCTTTCTTTGCCAGTTCTTGGATCAATACCTTTTTCTAAACTATCTAAATAAGTGTGACTTATACCAATATTCCTAGAGGCTTCTCTAATTGATTGGTCGCCTCTTAATTCTTTTAATTTCTTTCCAAAGTCATTCACAGAAATCGCTCCTTAAATAAATTATTAATTTTATTGTAAATCATAGTTGACACAAATTTCAATATAGATTACTATATTAAATAGGAGGTGTTATTCGTGGTTAACAACGTTAAAAGAATACGAAAAAATAAAAAAATTACCATTACTGAATTAAGTAGAAAAAGTGGGATAAGCAGAACAACTATATACAAATTAGAATCTCAAAAATCAAATCCCAGCTTGGAAACCATTCAAAAAATATCTTCTGGTTTAGATGAAAAACCAGAAAAAATTTTTAACCTCATTGTTATTCAAGAATTACAAAAGGAGCCTTAACCAATGATTAAACAAATTTTCAATGATAAAGAAATTCGGTTTATCGAAAAAGAAGATGAATATTGGGCAGTAGCTGGAGATGTGGCAAAGGTATTGGGGTACTCACATACACCACACATGACTAGATTATTAGATGAATCAGAAAAGGCTGTCCATAATGTGGTCACCGTTAAAGGTAAACAAAATGCTGTGATCATATTAGAAATAGGTATTTATGAAGCTATTTGGAATAGTAGAAGAGATGAAGCTCAAGAATTTTAGAAATGGGTTAAACAAATCATTAAAGAATTGCGACAAGATACGGGACTTGAACAATATGAAGTATTTCGTATGTTAGATAAAGAAAAGCAAAAAGAAGCTATGCCTATTATTCAAGGAGAGTACAAATCAGATGAACCAATTAATTACATTAAAGCAAACACAATCCCAAACAAAGCTACATCAACGACTTTTGGATATGAAAAGATGATTAGTAAAGAGGCTATGACGCCAGAAATGTTAGAGGTTCGTCAAATAATTCTTAATGATGTGGTAAAGCTCACAGAATCAATGAATCAATTTAAACTTGATATTAAAGTTAGTAAAGTAATTTATGACAAATATGGGGTGAGATAAATGTTCAATATTAACATTGATGAACAAGAAGCACGTGCATTATTAGAACAAGCCATTAATCAACGTGTAGATGAACTGGCAAGAGAAAAATTCTTTATGACCTACAAAGAATTAGCTGAATACTTAAATTTAAGTAAACCAACGATTGAGGAGCTATTTATTAATAACGGTATGAAGTATTACATGGTAGGCAGCACATACCGATTTAAGAAATCAGATGTTGATGAATTCATGGAGAAAATCACATCTCAAATGGATATTCACAACAATAATTTAAAACAGATAAATGTTAAGAAGTTGATGGAGGTTCAAAATGGTTAAATTCACATTACAACTATTATTAATAAGTTTAATGACTTTATTAGCTAGTGCATTTATATCTTTTCATGTAGGTTTAGCAATTTATTTATTAGGCAGCACAATCGCATTATTAAATTATGAAAAAAAGTGGAAGCGTAGAAGATGGCACAAGAGCAAAAAGAAATTATTGGTGAAATTTATAACACTTTACAAAAAAACAATTGAAGATAAATCAACTGAGTATAAACATAAAATAAAAGATGGCAACACTAAATGGACTGAAATCGTAAATCGTGAAAAGAATTTAGAGGCATTTATTGAATGGACTTTGCAACAAATAGAAAATAATTTTGAATGGGAGAATAAAATAAGATGAATATTAATATTTTCGAAGCATATGCAGACGCAATGGAATCGAATTGCGAACTTTATAGATTTATGGGTGAATTTGATAGAATCGCAGAGTTTACAGGCTATTTAATCGAAAAAGCTAAAGCATATAGAGAAGAAGGAGATATTAAAGGTGCTGAAGCTATTGAGCGAATTGTATTAGATGATCTAGGAAGTCAATTTTATAGTGTGCAATGTAAATTTAGAGAAGAGAGAAAAACCTGGAAACAGAAAGTTAAGAAATTAAAAGATGTATGTACTTTTTATGGTATTCCAGTATCTTCATTAAAAAGTGAAAAAGTAATAAATTTCTATAATTAGGAGTGAAACAATGGCTGCTAAATTAGATGTGAATAAACAAAATATCATGCATGCTATCAACTGGATTATTAAAAATGAAGAAGAAATTATATTTGAAAGTCAAAGTCAGTTGAGTTTCTTCACTCGTGAAGATTTGGAGAAAATAGACTATTGTAAGCGAACTTTAAAAAGTTTAATTGAAGCTAAAGAAATTTATAATAAGCAAAAAATTAGTTAAGGAGTTAAATAATGAATTGGGAAACTCAAAGTTTGATTGAAAATGTAGACATTATTAAAAGAAAAATCAATGATGCAGTGACAACATTCGGCTGGTTTGATGATGAATATTTCAAATATGATAGAAACCATACATTAACCAATGATCAAATTAAAATGCATGGTCTGAAATATCACGAACAACGTCGCTACATCACACAACATATCGACTTGTTGAGTATATATTTAAAAGAACTAGATACAGTATTAGAAGAAATAGAAAATGCGTCATCTTCCACCGACCAAAGTAAAGATAACGCGTAGCATAATATACAACTAATAAACAAGCATGGAATGGTTTAATAACCACATTTTTATTTTACCATTTCGTGCTTTGTTTTAGAAGTATTTGGGAGGAATTAAATGGCAATTAAAGAAAAAGACAAAATAATTGAAGTAAATACACTAGAAATACCCGAAGAATTAAAAGAATTGCCACAATGGGTATTATGGCGTGCTGAATGGAATAATAAGCGACAACAATATGAAAAAGTGCCTTATAGCTTTAGTGGGTATCGTGCAAGCTCAACAAATAAAGATACTTGGACAATATTCGATGCAATTCATAACTTGTATGAAGAAAATAATCTATATGACGGTATAGGCTTTATGTTAAGTGATAATGATAAGTACATCGTGCTTGATATAGATAATGCTATTGATGAGAACGGTCAAATCAATACAGATTTAGCATTAGAAATGACAGAACTCACCTACTGTGAAATGTCGCCTAGTGGTACTGGATTACATTGCTTTTTTAAAGGAGAATTACCTGAACAACGTAAGAAAAAGCGTTCTGATTTGGATATAGAATTGTATGATAATGCTAGGTTTATGACAGTTACAGGTGAATCAATTGGGCAATCTGAAATTTGTGTAGAACAAGAAATATTAAATAATTTAGTAGAACGATTCTTCAAAGAAGAACAAAATTTTGAAACTACTTTAAGTTATGATCCTAATCATAAAAGCGAGTTATCAGATGAAGAAGTTATAAATCTTATGCTGAAATCTAAACAAAAGGATAAGATTAGCGACTTATTGGAAGGTAACTTTGAAAAACATTTTGCTAGTCCTAGTGAAGCAGTGCAAAGCCTATTACATTATTTAGCTTTTTATACAGGTAAAGATAAGCAGCAAATGGAACGTATATTTTTAAACTATAATAATTTAACTGATAAATGGGATAGTAAGCGTGGTAATACCACATGGGGGCAGCTGGAACTTGATAAGGCTGTAAATAATCAGAATGAAGTGTATAAGAAACTGAATTATGAAATTAAGTTTGCTGAAACAGAATCTAAAAAAATAAAAAAAGGTTCTTGGTGGATTTATCCTGATAATGATAGAAATAGAAAACCTGCATTTGCACATACAATCATGGCTGCATACGTTATGCAAGAACACCATATAGTCAGATATCCTGATGCAGACGGTGAAATATATATTTATAACCCTAAAAATGGTATTTATGAAATGGATAAAACAGGTCGTAGATTACGCCATATCATTAGAGGTTTAGAGTTTTTAAAAGACAATTCTGTGAAAGAAGTTAGAAACTATATTATTGATGTATGTAACGTTAAAACTGAAATTAATAATGATTATGTGGCAACTAAGAATGGGCTAGTACATTACAAGACTAAAGTGTTTAAAGAGTTTACACCTGATATATTCCTTACTAGCAAAATACCAACATCATATAATCCTAATGCTTACAATGAATTTGTAGATGATACACTCAGAAAAGTATCGTGCGAACATGAATCTACACTGGTAAATATATACGAAATGTTTGCTCAAGTTTTATATCCTGAAATACTCATAGATCAAATTATATATCTATTAGGTACTGTGGCAGATAACGGAAAATCAACCATATTACACATGATAAAAGCTACTTTTGATAGTGGAGGTCAGATTTCATCAGTTAGTCCACAGAGATTAGCAAATAATAATTTTGCTGGTTCAAGTATGTATGGAAAAATGGCAAATATCGTTGATGATTTACCTAATATTAAAATTGTAGATACTGGAAATATTAAGTCAACAATCACAGGTGGTTATCTTGAAATTGAAGAAAAGGGAAAAGGAAGCCATTCTGTTCGTATGCAAACGCCATTTATCATTGCTAGCAATCATTATCCTAAATTTAAAGAAAGTGGTAAACAAATAAATAAACGTTTACACATTATACCATTTGAATACAGTTTTAAAGATGATGAACGTTTAACAGTATCAGAAAGTACCGAAATTATTTATAGCGAAAGTGCTAAAGAATATATATTAAAACTAGCGATTGATACCTTATCTGATATGTTAAATCGCAATGGTGCGTATATAACACCTAACGATAGATCTGATAGAAGTATTGAGATGTTTACAGAAAACAATAATCCATTGAGTGAGTACCTAGAATATAGAGATATAGATTATTTTTTAAATACACCTGGAACGATTGTATATAAAGATTATAAAATTTGGTGTAGTAATAACTTTGTAAGAAATCCAATTGATAAATCTGATTTTATCACAATTATTGAATCTCACTATGATGTAGTTTGGAAACACTCTATTAGATTTAACGTTAACAATAAGAAAGTAGTTAGAGCAGGATTTAAGAAAAAATAAATGTAGCTTTTAGCTACAAAAAACTACAAGTAAGCTACAACTTTGAACGCAGTCATATCAAGGGTTGTATCTTTATTTGTAGCAGTAGTTTTATATATAAAAGATTGTATATATTTAATATATAAATATATCTATAAAAATATATGCGCGAGTATAGAGAAATGTAGCTACGCTTCGAAATGACTTAAAACCATTGATATAACAGTCTTTATTCATGTAGCTAATTGTGATTAAAAAAGCTACAAAGCTACAAAATTATAAAAATTTTACTTCATACTCGTGACATACACAATAAATATAAGAATGAAGTATATATTATGAATGATATAAATAAACCTGAACATTTTGAAGAATTAAATGAAGTTAAGAAAAATGCACTGCTAGAATTCTGCTACTCAATGAATAAAATTAAAACTTTTAATACTAGACGCACATCATATGGATTGAAACACGTATTTGAAAGAAGGTACAGAAAAGTATTATCTGGCACTTTTGAAAGTAGCTATGTGACAAACGGGCAGTTTAAAGGCGCAATGTTAAAAGCTGGATTCGATGTTAAAGATAAAACTCAATTGAATTGGCATTTTAATGTCAGTGAAAAAAGTATAAAAGAGTTAGATAAAAGATAACTATAAAATTACCACAATTAGCTTAACAGAGCCTTTTGTGGTATAATTTAGGTGGATAATTAATACCAGGTAACAATTTTTATTGTAGACAATATAAGAGTGATAAAGGTTTGGGAGTATAACACAAATTCAAACAATGAGTTTTGGATGCACTACCATGATGTGATAAGAAATCTTAATATTAAAAAAATGAAAAAAAGAGGTTACGAAGTATGAGTAAAACAGTAAAAGAAAATTCAATCAGTATCTTTGATAAACAGATTTATGGTAAACGGTTACGTGCTAAAGAAGTTCAAAAACAATATGATCAACTAGTAGATCGTATTAAAAAAATCAATGCTAAGATTACGCACTATCAACATCAAGATGAATTTGCCGATGCTACAAGATTGAAGCGTCAACAAGCTGATTTAGAACAAGAATTATTGAAAGTAGATGAACAACTTAAAACATCAGATTATAGTATCACTGATGATGAGTTTACAGCATTCTACGATGCATATGATAGTGAAATGAAAGATATCAAAAAAACACACGAACAATATCGAAAAGAGATGAAAGATAAACTTCAAGAAGTTGCAGCCACTTATCGAAAAATGATTGAGAATAAGAATGAAGGTGGCAGACGTATATCACGATTACGCTATGTCAAACAAGAACAACAATACCCTAGTAACATTCATAATCAATACAAAGGGCAAATGCTTGCTGATGAAATTAAAATCGGTGGCAATACAACGCCTAGAGATTACGCATGGTTGCTTGAAGATATGTTAAAAGAAGAATCATTAGAGGACTTCCAAAAATATCACTTCGGCAAAGAGAAATGGTAAGGAGGTAATGCAATGATTACAGCTGTTAGATACAAAGGGAATAGGGCAAAGGTAACCGAAAATGGTGAAGATTTAATGATATTAGCTAGTTCAAGTAGTGTACCTGTAGAACTGGCTGATGTAGATAATAAATTAAACATAGTGAGTGACTTTGAAGAAGGAGTAATCGAACCGAAAGCAGTTAAAAAGATTAAGTTTAATAAAAACAGTTGTGTCATGATGAATGGTAATTTGAACTTTATCATTGCTTCAAGTCAGAGAAATAATAGAGAATTTATAATTAAGAAAAACCATACCTTCATTCATGCTTGGAAGAGTGGGGATAATGCAAAAGATAAAGCATTTGAACAAATCAAGAATAATAAAGTAGATAGTGTTGACGTGTATGTAAAAAATGCAAAAGGTAAATACAATAGAGTAATTGACATGGGTGAAATTTTAGCTGTTTCTATCAATTTAAATAACGCTTAAAATAGCGTGGTTGAGCCATATATGTTATAATAAAGATATTGAAGATGATAAATATCTTTAATAACAAGCGCTTTTTGTTAAAGTCTAAAATAGCCATACGTTCCTCCTTATTTGTTCAATTAAATTTCTATGTCTAGGGCATTTTCACAAGGTCATCACTTTAATATATGTGGTGGCCTTTCTTTTATAAGTTGCCTCACATAAGTTAAAGGGCTATCATTGTGTGACCGTATAAAAGTGTACGCTGTAAGTATAAAGGTATTCCATAGTATTAAGGTGATAGCTTGATAGAGTGTCTAGGCAATACACTAAAATATATATGGGTAATCCAATATGTGTTAGAGATATTAATTATATTGAAGTGGAAGAAACAATTATGTTTGTGTTAAACATCGAAAGCATTTAGAAGAAATAAAGTAGAAGCAACAATTATCTTTTTATGTTAGAAGATAAAAGAGTTAAGAAGATAATTCGTTAATTGAACAAAGCAAAGTTGAACTTTAATTAAAGATATTAGAATGATAAAGAAAATGAAAATTATAAAAGTAAATGAGAAGTCAGAAAGTGAAATAGAATTTTGAAATGAGAAATGAAAATAAAAAAATTAAAATTGTTTTGTAATTTCGATTTGTATTTTGATTTTAAATAAAGAAAAGTTATTTAGAACAAGAAAGAAGAAATTATAAATAAAAGAGAATGAAGAATGATGATAGAAATGTTGAGAGAACAAACGTAACATAGAACAGTTTAAGATGCTGTTTTAGGCTTGTTATAAGGAAGATAAGAACAAATAGGATTAAATATATAGAGAACTGATTAAAAGCTAATGACAGGCTTATATGAAGCAATTAGAGGACATGATAATTAGTGAAGATAAATGTATATCGATAGATAATGGCGAGGGACTGGGATAAAAGACTGGATATGGATAATTTAGAGGTAGTGTGTTTTAGCTGCCATAATAAAATTCACGGCAGGTAATTTTTTGAAGTTTTAATTTTTGCGGGGCTTCGATTCCCCCCACGCTTTATTTTTTGACGATTTAACGAGCCGCACTTATCTTCGACCGAATGTTGAAAATGAAAGTGGAATATGTGAGGGTGAAATCTAGTAATATCAAACAATTTGAGATAAAGGAGGGGTAAAATGGCTAATAGAAAATTGTTATCACAACAAAAATCACGACTTACTAGAGAAGTACAAGAAAATAAGAAAGCAACGGAAGAAGTAATGAAACAGCTTACTCCTTTAAACGCAGAACCTCCAGCGTGGTTAGATGATAGAGCAAAACAAGAATGGTTTAGGATATATCCATTACTAAAAGAGTTACCAATTGCCAGTTTAGATTTAGCGTTAGTTTCTGCATATTGCCAAGCTTATTCGGATTATATTCAAGCCACTGAACGTATGAAACAAGAAGGCGCAGTAGTTGTTACTGAAAGAGGCACTAAATTAAACCAAAACCATGCTATTAAACGCGATGCACTGGCACAATTGAATAGTATTTCATCTAAGTTAGGTTTAACAGTAGAATCTAGACTAAAGATATTAGATCCTAAGAATGAAACACCTAAGAAACAATCTGTATATGACCAATTCGGGATTTCAGATAACGACTAAACGAAGGTACAAAGCCAATCAGAAAATAAAATAGATAAAGTTTAAAGGAGTGCAGAGCTGTTGTTGAAGAAAAATAAAGATACTTTCAGTGATAAAAGAGAAGAAAGAATTTCAGAATATGAGTTGTTGGTTAAATACAATCCTCAATTTATAAACAGAAAATGCCAAGCACTCGAAGAACAAATAAATGCCATGTATCATCTGAACATCTCACATATGACATGTGATGAAGCAATGGGTATAGTTTTCACTAGTTATCCATTAGAGAAGTTGGTTATATGTATTGTTGAGAAAAAAGAAAAGTTGGAACGTTACAAAAATCAATCATTGGAACGCATGAATTTACTTAAAAGTATTGTTAGCACCTATCCATATCATGAGCAACAAGAGATAATGCACTACATGCGTATAAATGGTGTTTATAAGCCTTATAAGAGCATTGACAAGTTATGTGAAGATTTATATAGAAACACCAATAAAGTTCGTTTAATGCGTCAGAGAGACCATTTAAAAGAGCAAAGAAAATACTTTGATGAAGAAGTAGAGAAAGTAAGAACTACATTACAAACGCAAAGAGAGGAGCTAGTTATATGAGTTCTTTAAAGAGTTTCGATTACAAAATTCTGAGTGGATATATGGAAAACTATCAAACATTAGTTGATGAGTACAAAACACAAGCTAGCCAAATGACAGAACAGAGATATAATAGAGTTAAAAGTATCGTAAAAGGGATCACCGAAGTATATAACAATGCGACACTACAAGAGCAGCAATTAATTAAGATGTTATGGTGGGATAAACAACCTTATGATATTATCGCAGATGTTTTAGGGATAACAGCGTACACAATTAAGCGTGCTAGAGAAGTAATATTACGCCGCGTTGCTGAAAGAAGTACATATTCATGATGTATGACAAAAAAAGCGTTAGAGCCTTCATAATGAACTATGAACCACCGAAAGAAGAACCGCCCATTTATGAAGAGAATATAAATAATTTCTTTTCACTAGATCAACCTACAACATCGATAGAAACGAGCGATAATTTTGAAGAACATATATTTTTTAATGAATTATCATCAGTAATTGAAAGCATTGGTACAGATAAAGAGTTCGTTGTTTTTGACTTACTCGCTCATGGCTGGTCTTATGAGAAGATAGGCGAAATGCTCATGGTAACAAGTGGACGTGTTCGACAAATATTTAGTCGATTACTAGATAAGCTACCCTAAGAGATGGCTTTTTCTATGTAGATATATATTTAAATAAAATTATTTAGTGACCGTTTACGTGCTAGGGATATGTTAGGGAAATATCACAAGTTATTTATTGATAAGAAAGAGTTATCTACGGATACACCGATATTTATTAACATAGGTGAGTGGCCGGAAGATGAAGAAGAAGAAAACGGAAAGCATTAG